CGTCAGCGTGCGTCTCCGTGACGATGTCTAGGTTCACACCCGTCAGGCCCTGGCGACCGCGCGCCACCAGTACGCCCACCGACCGGCCCTCGATCTGCACCACTTCACCGCGCGACGGGCGCACAATGGACTGAGCAGCTGTGGACCGGTATGCGGTACGGACTCGTTGCTTCGGGTCGAGCGGGTAGTGGAACCACACCACGTCTTCGTCCTGCTGGAAGTTGACCGTGGTCGACTCCGTGTACCCCAGCTCGCCCCCCTGCGCGTCGTACTGCATCGCGTAGTAAGCCGAGTCGACGTTGAACGGAATCTCGTAGTCGGGGCGCTCGATACTGCCGTTGACCGACACATCGACCGCGTCCCGGACCTTCCACAGTCGGCGGTCCGAGTTGCGGTACACCGTGAGACGAACCGTACCCGGCAGGAGTTCGTTGAACGCCAAGCGCGCCCGGGGACCGGCCAGGTTGTCACCCTCAACGAGGGTCACGACCGGGGCCGTCTCCAGCTTCAGCGAGCGCGAAGCGTTAGGCGCGCCCTCCCAGTTCCAACCCGCTATCGACCCATCCCCGTAAGGTGGGGTCGGACCGTCCTGCTCCACCAGCATGAGGTTGTCGACGTAGATGATGTCGTTGGCCCCGGGCTGGTAGTCCGTCATACGGTACAGCGAGAAACTGACGGACGCAGTACCAGCGGGCGCGACAGCGGAAACCACCAGGTCTAGGACGTCAGTGCTCTTACCGGTGCCGGTGTTGGCCGATGCTCCCGAGAAGAACGAACCTGTGATGTCGTTGCTAGTGGCTACGGTTTCACCTATAGCCTCGGACACCTGGATGACATGCCCAGCGGGGATAACACTGCGCGTCCGGATCAGCGGTCGGTAACCCAGCAGGTTGTCCCCGGTGGGCACCACAGCGGGGATCCTGAGTACGCCCGAAGCGCCCGGTTCCAACAGAAGATCCGCACTGGAGGGACCGTCCGTGGACGCCGTCGAACCGTACGCGCGGGTGTTGCCGTAGAAACTGACCGCGGTGGGACCCTTGTTCGTAATGCGGTAGGACGAAGCTTTCGGCGAGCCAAACTCGCCCACGGCCTGACCCTGTGCAGGGTACGTCACCAAGGCACCGTTAGCAGGGAAAGCGGTGGTGACTCCGATGACTACCGCGCCCGGAACTGAAGCGAAGTCGTAGGTCGCGCTGGGGTTGCGGTACCACGCGTTCGAGTTCGTGAACAGTGGGTCGGTGATGTCGTTGACCCGGCGAGCACCGGCTTCCAACCGCTCCGACGCTGACGCGTTGGCCGTGCCTAGCCAACGGTGGAACACCCCGTCAGGGATGAAGTCCACCGCAGCTGGGATGTACGCCAACGCAGCCCCCGAAGCGTTCCTGAAGATCAGGTCTGTTCGGAGGCGACGAGCGCCGATCATGCCCCCGAGACGAGCGCGGCACCGGAAGTGCCAACGCTCGCCCGGCTTGGCCACCCCGTAGTCGGAGGCGACCAAGCCGAACGAGGATTGCGCTGCCGTGTTCGACTGCAGATAGTACGACCTGGCACCCAGGCCGGTCACCGCGTCTGTTGAGATTCCTACTGCACCGTTCGAACCAGGGGCGAGCGATGCGGTGTTGGTTTCTGCAGACGGGTTCTTGACGGTGTTGATCAGCATTTAGAAGTTCCTTGCCTTTCCGTTACTGACGACCATCTTCCGGTCCTGGTTGTTCTTAGCGATGCGAGCGTCGATCATGTCCTCCAGCGGAAGACCCTTGCCGTCGATCATGACCTGCACCTCAGCGGCGGGGACGTGGACGACGGTAGTGACAGGCGCGGCACCCCCCGGCACCATGGGCGGGCCGGAGGACACCACGGGACTTGCCGCCGCAAGCGCTCCCAGGCCCTGGCTACCCACAGCCGAGAGCGGGGCGTCGGTCACGGAGCCGCCGTTGCGGATGGACCTGCGGAACGCGTAAACGCCCGCCTGTCCGCCCATCGCGGCGACCTCTCTCGCGGTTAGCACGTGCTCACCGTTCGAGAGCCGGAACAGGCCCGCCTCGTCCGACGTGCCGGTACCGGGGCCGTAAATTGCACCACCGGTAGCGTAAGGCACGCCACCCACCGTCGACTTCGCACCACCAGCTCGGTTCTCAGCGCTGATGGACTCGTTGACCCGGATGTTGAGCGCCACCGCGCGGGAACGAGCAACGTTGTTGATCGCTTCCTCAGCGGCGGGGATACCGTTGACCTGCACCTGGGTGCTGACCGTGGCCGGAGTCGCGATAAGCGAGTCCACGAACGAGTCGACCTGGTCGATGGGGTAACCCATCTGAATGGCCCACTCGCGGAGCTTAGCACGACCGGCGTCGAGCGCCGCACCCGTCTGCTCCAACGAACCCGTCTGCGACCAGATTGCAGCCGCGTACTTGTTGGTCGTGTTGGCCAGCGTGTCGAGGGCACCGTTGTTCTCGATGCCCTGCTTGGTGTTGAGGCCCAGCATGTCCGTGGTGGCCAGACCGGCTTCGGTCGAGGCGTCGAAGTTCTCTTGCAGGTTGAGCAGGGCCGAGTTGAAGTCCTGCTGCGCGCCGCGAGTGTCGAATGTAGCCTTACCGAAGTTGGTGATCTGCTCCGCCAGGTCGGCGACCTTGCCCGAGGTGTCCTCAGCCGCAGCCGAGACTTCACCGAGCGAAACCACCTGAGCGGCGGCACCCTCGACTCCCTCGCCCATGGCCAGGTTCATCATGGACTGAGCGTCGGTGGCGTCCACACCGAGAGTGGTGGCCAAGTCGACCACTGCATCCCGGTAAGCGGGCATTGTGTTGAGCAACGCCATGATCTGCTCTTCGGAGCCGTCCGTCTGCTCTGCGAGCTGGGCGAACGACTTCTGAGCGGCGGGCAGGTCAGAGACGGCGAGGTCGGCCAGCGACTGGCCCAACCCCTGAATGCGGGTGTTGAAGTCTTCCAGCTGGTTGTTCTTCTTCCACCACTGTCCCTGTTCCATCGTACCGTTGTAGCGATCCAGCATGGTGATCATCATGCCGAAATTGTCGATGACTTCCTTCTGTCCGTAGCTGAACGTACGGAAGTCCTTGTTGTCGTTCTTGGTCCACTGAATTTCGGACATCCCAGTCAGGACGTTCTTGAGCGTGTTGGCACCCGAGGTCGAGGTCGACACCAGGTTGTTCAGCTCCGACGCGTTCATCCGCAGCGACTCCCTAACGGAGTCACTCCAGGTCTGAATCGCCGCGAACGCCGTAACGAACACCGCAACCCAGCCGCCGACCTTGCCGACCGCCGAGATAGCGGAGCCGAGTCGGGGCATCGAACGGGTCAGAATACCGACCGCTTCGTTGTACGCCGCGATGCGAGGCACCGCGAGGAAGAACGCACCGGCCAGCAGCGCGATACCGCCCGTGACCGCAGCGATCCAGAACACCGAACCCTGCATCTGGTCCGAAGCGTTCGAGTACGCGTTGACCAGGTCAGTTGCGCCCTGGACCAACGACCGCAGCGGGCCGTCAGCGTTCGAACCCGCGTTGACGAGAGCGGTATCAAGCGCGCCACCGAACTGCTCGATGTCACCCTTGAGGTTGCCGAGTCGCAGCGCAGCGTTCTCGGACGCGTAGCCCGTGTCGTTGACCTTGTTGATCCACTCCTGGACCCCGTCACCGCCGAGGCGGTAAAGCTCCGAGGCGGCGGCGATAGCGTCCGAACCGAAGATGGTCGAGAGGGCCGCGTTCCGCTGCTCGTCGGTAAGGCCGCGGAGTGAGGTCTTGAGGTTCTCGGCCAGAGGCACGATACCGATGAACTCACCAGCAGCGTCGTAACCCGAGATCCCCAGGCGCTTCATTTCCGCAGCAGCCGCAGCCGACTGGGGGGTGAGGAGCTGGAGCATACGCTTGAACGAAGTACCGGCGTCAAGACCGATACGACCCGTCGAAGCGAACGCGGCGAGCGTGCCGACCGTGTCCTGAATGGAGAGGCCGGTGAGGTTCGCGACGGGGCCGACCTGGCGGAGGGCCAGGGCGAGGTCGTCGACTTCACCGATGGACTTGTTGGCACCCGCCGACAGGAGGTCCGCGACTTGCGCCGCGTCCGTTCCCGCCAGGCGGAACATCCCCATACCACCGGCCATGACCTCAGCCGCGCGGGCGACGCCCATGCCGGACGAAGCCGCGAGGTCGAGGGCGGCGGTGAGGCCACCGCTCAGGATGTCGGCGGTCGAGACACCAGCCTTGGCCAGCTCGTTCACGGCGGCGGCGGACTCCACGGCGGTGAACACCGTGTCTTGACCTGCCTGGAGGGCCGCAGCCCTCAGCAGGTTCATGGCCCCCGCCGATTCTCGGGTTGTCGCCTCGACGTACGACATCTGCTCGTCGAAGTCCGCGAACCTCTTGACGGCCAGGCCGGTAACGCCGAGAACGGCGGCACCAACAGCCGCCATACCACCGCCGATGTCGGTGAAGGTAGCGCGGCGCTCCTCCGACATCTTCTGCATCTCGGTGCGGGCGTCGCTGATGGACCTCTTGGCTTCCGCCATGCCACCAACGAAGCCGTTGACCTGTGCTAGGAGGCGAACTTTGACGGTACGTTCCATGAACGGTAGCCTCCCAGCTGTTTAGTTAATCTCGTTCGATCCGGTTCGCCACCCACAGGCGGGCGGAATCATGTTCCGGGTACTCTTTTTGCTTCCGCGCAATCGCGGTGCACGCGTGGCACCGAATTGGCAGTCCGGCTTCGTAGTAATACTCGCCGTTGATGTTGTCACGGTCAGCCTCAATGGACGTTGTCTCGTCCAGCGGGTGCCCACACTCATGGATGCTGCCCTGATAATCGACAAACGCGATCATCAGGTTGTACTGCTCGTCGTCCCATTCAGGCTCGGACTGCGAGGTGGTACGCAGAAGCCGACCATCATCACCGTAGTGGTACTCGGTGGTGATGGTCGGCTCCCAGCCCCAGAGACGCCGTGGGGCGATCCCGAGGTCGCGCGCTAGTCCGAGGTCGGCTCGGAGTCGCGGGTTTCCTTTGAGGCGCGCACGAAATGGCCGACGTCCTTCTGGCCGTCGCGCTGGTTCAGCTCGATGAGCGTCATGTCGACGCGGTCCCAGTCACCAGCGGTGAAGGACTCGCTGAGCTTGTCCCACTGCGAGTCGCTGATCGGTTCGAGCGTGGCGTCGTCGGGGTTGTCGAGGTCGATTTCCTCGACGAGCTTGCCCGTCTCCCGGCAGACGCGGTCGAAGAAGGTCTGGGTGTTGAACCCGAGGCCCTGGTCGACGGCGTTGCCCTTGCGGGGCGGGTTCTGGATGATGAGCTTCTGCCAGACCCCGTTGTTGACCGCCGTGAAGCGGATCGTGACGAGCAGGTCTTTCATCTGCTCTTCGATCTGGTCGAGCTTCTTCTTGGCGGCGGCGACCGGGTTGCTGCTCAGGCGAGCATCCGGGTCTTTGCGCTCGTCGGTCGCTGCGGCGCGACCGGTCGCGGCGGACAGCTCCGCGAGTGCCTTGTCACGGAGCTTGTTCAGGCGTCCGTCCAGGCAGAAGTTGAGGTCCCGATAGGCGAACTGCGCCTTTTCGAGTTTTGCGTCAAGGGATGACATTGGTACCTTCCACGGGTAGTGCCACGGTAGGGGTGAAGCGGGAGGTGCGCGCCCCGTGGCTGAAAACGCGCACCCCCCAGTATAGCAGACCGGCTAGCCTACCGCAAGTGCGGTCAGGTCAGGCGGCGAGCTTCTGGTCGCGGAGGACCTCGCCGGTGACGAAGGCCTTCTGCATGATCTTGTGGACGGTGTTGGCCTCGGGCGGCTGCTTCCGCGCGATGCCGGTCTTGATCGGGTAGACGTCGACTTCCTGGGTCGCGGTGTACGCGTCCTGGTAGTCGATGCCCCATCGGGTGACGAGGTAGCCGACCGTGCCGCGCTTGAGCGTCTGGCGGGCCTCGTCCTCCTCGACGTCCGTGTTCCAGACGTAGGTGATTTCCAGCGTCTCGGTGACGCGACCGGGCTGCTCGAACTCCTGCTTGGTGCAGAGTCGCGAGTCGGTCACGACCGCCTCGTCGGTGCCGGGTGCCCAGCCGTCAGCGGTCAGGTAGCAGGACAGGTCCTGCGCCGTCGCGCCTTCGAGCGTGGCCACCTTGCCGTCCCACACCGGAACGAACGTCACCTTGAGGGTACCGTCCGAGGGCATGCTCTCCGGGATTGCTCCACCTGCCATTAGTGGACCTCCTTCTTCTCTTCGTTGCCACCGGACGGTTCGCCGGGGTTCTCGTCCTCGTCCTCGTCGACGTCGGGTTCGGCGTCGGCGGGCGAGGTGGTCTTTTTGCCGAGGTAGCTCTGATTGAGCTTCGGCGGCTTGGGTCGAGCGCGGGTGCCCTTGAGGGTACCGGTCTTCACGTACTCGTGCTTGCTGTCGTCGAAGCTCTCTTCGAGGATGTCGAACTGGTGACGCGTCTCCTTGTCACGGACTCGGACGTACATCGGTCTTTCCCTTCGTTGAACGGAGCGACCAGTCGGCCACTGTGTAAATGAGGGCGGGCATCAGCTCGTCCTGCATGTTGTTCGGAGTCGAGAAACTCTTTCTCGCCTTCCACGACCGACGCCCGGGGACATTCGGTCGCCAGTCCAGCAGCAGGTCGTTCACGACATCCGCCATGGCTTGGATCTGAATGGTGGTGTCTCCCACCAAGTTGACCGTAAACGTGAACTCGGCGTTTACCGCGTCGTCGCTCGCCCGGTCGGACTTGAACTCCCCGTCGTCCGAGAAAACCATCACGTACGGGAGCGGGATCGGCGGGAACTCGTCGCCGTCGTTCGGCTCGTCGGCGTCCATGTCGTTCGCGCGACCCATGTACACCTTGTCGGTGAGACGCGAGTCGGACCGCAGGCGCTCCAGGAACACCCTGTTGACGTCAGCTACCAAACCCACCGAGTACCGCCTTTGCTAGTCCCGACTGGAAGTCTTCCAGGTTCTTGGCCAACGACCGCTCAAGCGAGTGGTACCCGCCGAAGTTGCGGGCACCGGTCCAGTCGCCTCCGGTACCCTCCGCGAAGTGAGCCAACCGGCCCTGTACTGCTCCACGGTCCGCACCGATTTCGACCTCGACCCCGTCGCGGTTCGACTTGATGTCGTAGTTGATCGCCCTGCCGACGTGCTTGAAGTGGCCACCGCCGTAGCCCGAGGCTGCCATGGCCTTGACCTTGTTGGCCGTGACCTCCAGCGCCTTACCGACGTTGTCCACTGCGCGTACCGACATCGTATTGATGTCTGCCGCGAGCGTGGTAAGCTCTGTGACGTCGAACTCGATGTCTGCCATTAGCTGGCCTCCTCGACTGAGAACCTCCGCGCCGTGGCCGAGGTCTGCGTGCCGAACCCTTTGATGCGGAAGGTGTGGCCGACGAGGCCCTCGTCGTCAGGGTTGGTGAGGATAGTCACGATGTCGTTCTTGCGAACCAACTCGGTTCCCGCCACCGGCAGAGAGAGCACTCTTTCCTGCATCGCGATCTGCTGACCGATGGGTTCGCGCTCTTGGATGCCCGCCGACGCAGCTGCGATCCTGATCTTGCACTTGCCCTTTTCGAGGTCAGTGGGGTTGTCGGGGTCGCCGTAGATCAACTGCTTGGAGTCCTCGTTGCGGAGCGACGCTGGGTTCAGGCTCTTGCTGGTGACCCGCTCGATGATGCAGGTCGAGGTCATGAGCCGCTCGTTGAAGATGCGGCCCCGGATGATCGTCGTGCGCTGGCTCACTAGTACCTCGATCCGTACGCGTTGAGCGTGTCCCAATACGCGTCGTCCGGCAGGGGCGGGCGCACGCCCGGCACCCGTGCAGGTCGGATGGTGAACGCGCCGTCCGTGCCGGTCGGTAGCAGCTCCGAGATTTCCTCGTTGAGGAAGTAGAGCCGACCCGACGACACCGCCTGGTCGCGCCGGTACCGGTAGTCGTCGCCTTGCTCCTCGAACACGCCGTCCGGGTTGTTGATCACTCGGAGCACCGAGTTGGCGAGCAGTCGCACGACGTTGTGCTTGAATGCCGCGTACTCGGGCTGAGTCTCGTCGGTGAGCTTCTCAACGACGACGGAGCGGTAGCCGATGAGCAGGTACCACGCATCTTCGATGAGCGTGGTTGCCGTGGTCTGTTCGGCGGAAGTGAGGGGACGGAAGGACCGCTTCTTGACGTCTTCGACGCTGGCGGGGTTGTTGACTACCATTGAAGCGGTCCTTCCGTTAGGTGTTACTTGTCGTCCGAGGACTCGTCGTCGTCGATCGGTTCGAGGCCGTCCGTGTCCTCGTCGTCCGTGTCGGACTCGTCGGGGACGACCTCTTCGCCGCTGCGCTTGGACTCGATGAGCGCCTTGAGCTGCGGCTTGGTGATTGCGTCGGGGACTTCGATGCCCTCGGCGGCGGCGATGCCCAGGAGGACCTCGCGCGTCTTACCAGCGAGTCCCGGGAGGTTCTCGTTGGTGGGGTCGGCAGGGGCCACCTTGCGGCGGTCGTCCTGCACGATGGGAGCGGTGACCGCGTGTCCCGAAGGCAACGCGGTGAGGTCCAGACCGTTGCCGGTCTTGGAGTCCTCACCGTCGTTGATCTTCTTGACCTCCAGCTCACGAGGCTCGGACTTGGGCGGCTCGGGAGCCTTCCAGTCCGAGTCCTCGTCGCTGAGGGTCCAGCCGAGGCCGAGGAACTTCGCGGCTCGCTCGTCGCTGACCTGCATGGGAACCGCCTCGCGGCGGGTACCCATCTTGGGGGGCAGGATCGAGGGAGCCATTTAGTTCTCCTTCTCTCAGGCCGGGACGGGGCCGGTCAGGCGGACGAACCGGTCGTCGTCGCGGTAGCGGAAACCGATCTCGATTTCCGTCCGGACGGCGAACATGTTCCGCTGCCAGAGGTTGATGACGTCGCCGTTGGGCATCGTCACCGAACCCTTCTCGTTGATGTCGATCGAGATGCCGTCGGCGACACCCCACGCGGCGGACTCCCAGTCGCCACCGAAGCCGAGGGTCGAAGCGACCCCGGTGCTTCCGGCACGACCGACGGCGCGCTGCTTGTACGACGGACGACCGAGGAGGTTGCCGACGCCTCGGGCGTTGTTGACGCCGTCGATGAAGAGCGGGCGACCCTGGTTGTCGACCTCACCCATGAGCAGGATTTCAGCGGCGGGGCTGAGCGCCCAGCCGGTGACGTCCGACTCGGCGTCGACGACCGAACCCAGGGCGGTCAGGAGGCCGCTGTAGGGGTCT